TGTTGAGGTTGAGGCTAATAGTTTGGAGGAGGCAGTGAAGGAAGTGGATGATGGTGTTTCATTACCTGATAATGGTGAATACATTGATGGTAGTTTTGAGGTTGATGTTGAAGGATCTGCTCTTAACGAAGTTGACTAATCAAAAATACTTGTTGACATTTTAAAAAAAGCTGATAAGATATTAAAGTAAATATGAAACTTCTATTGATCCTCACTGTGTTGTTGGTTGGATGTAATCGTTCTGAGCCAGTTGCAGTTGACACTGCAAAAGTAACTCAAACATTTGTTGATAAGAAAATCCGATTTGTCAAGGTTGATAATTGTGAGTATATTGTTACCAGTTTTCAGCCGTTATTGATTACGCACAAAGGTAACTGCACAAACCACAAGTGACTAATTTTGTGGGTAACTAAAACAATAAATAAATAAACATATGACTATGACATTTGAGACTCTTCAGAGTAACTTGCAGACTATGCTAAAGTTGGCCGATGTGAAAGTTGGCACTAAGAAGGCTATTGAGTTGGAGCACGTTTATGTATTGGCACTTCGTGATGTTGGTATTCAGATTCCGGCTGCTGTGGATATGATGTTGTTGAGTGGACGTAGTGTGGCTGGATACAAGAATCAGGCTCAACGAGTTCATTGAGTAGTTAAAAAAAGCTGTTGACTTCCCCACGGAAAACCTGTAGGATATATCCACAATGAAACTGATTGATGTTGATAACGCCGAGGTTGAAGTGGAAGATAGTTGGCAAGAGGAATGTCCCCAATGTGGTGACACGAATGTTCAATGCCACTACATCCCAAACTGGGCTGCAACTCGTTGTTATGACTGCCTGGTCAACGAAGCGATCAAGTTTCATTATCGGGTTGAAGAAAAGTAAAAAAAGTTCTTTACAAGTCAGATAGTTCGTGGTAAGATATTTTCAGTTGATGGGACCGGAAGGAATACGACTGGCAACCCTGAAACTAAAAGATTGACGATTAAGTTCACCCGGTTTTCATCCGGGAAACCAAGAAATAGAGGGCAGTGGGTTACGATTCACTGATAAATACTTGGATGTCAATCTTAAGATTTTGGTCTATTGTTGAATGAGTTATCATAGAATCCTGTCACGATTCAGTAACGAGTGCGAATCTCGTATAGACCGCCACTTTTGTTAGTTATAGATGGTATTATATGAGTAGACGGAGAATGATGCCGACACGATTGTCGGTAATCGCCCAGTAGGGGTATAATACAGGCAGTTATATGCGGACATTGAAGCTAACAAACCAATTTTTATGCCAAGGAGAGTGCGAGTAATACGCCTCCAATCATCTGTAATAACCAATGGATGAATAGGGATAGAACACAGGACACCGGACTGGTTATCGGATCAACCTGTTGTAGATGGATAACGAACCATCCTTTGGCTCCAATTTTTTGAGTAATAGTATCAGGCTGAAGTTACGATTGTCGCTGATCACGATATGAGAAACGGTGGGTTCAAGTCCCTCTACTAATATTCAGATAACAAGATAACACATAGACGCCGAGCTTGTTGGTGTAAAAGGAGACGCACACCGGTCACGCCGGGGGTCCACGTTCAATTCGTGGTAGGCTCGTAGGGAACATACCGCCATCCGTCAAGGAGCGTGGGTGAAATCGTGAAACTTGTTATTTTTTCTTTTTCCGGTTGACTTTTCCCAAGTCTTGGGTTAATCTATTTCCACGATGAAAATTCAAAGCAAACATAGAGTAAGTGGTGGTGCTCCCGATTTGTATTCTTATAAGAAAAAAATGGTTGGTAATTCTACTTTTAAAATGAGCGATTGGCTGAAACGCAGACAAGAACAAGGAAAATCAACTGGTTACGGAACAACTCGTACAAAATTCTTAATCATTTCTAAAATAAAATAATATCCTACTTTTATAAAAAGCATAATTATTAGCGCAGAAAGCGCCTAAAAACTGCTTGACTCCTGAAAAATTCCTGATAATTTATAAAAATGAAAATTAAAGTTAGAAAAAGCTGGGGCACAATGAAACCCATCACCAAGCGCATTGAGTCTGACAAGATCTACAAGCGCAACAAGAATAAGTTCAGCTATTCAAATTACAGCTGGGGAGATCTTAACTAAATTTAAAATAATAATATGCCTGATATTGATCCTGAATTGCAAGCAGAACAGCTTGAAGACGCAAAGTACCTGGAAGAACTCAATCACTATGTAAATACTCTTTCAGCTCCTAGTGCTGAATCAGTTGCTCTATACAGAGCAAAGCTTAGTATGCTTGAAGATATTCATACAGAAATTAGAGCTAAATATCCTGATTTCAAGCCTGTATATGATGCTCTTAGTGATCCTGAATACAATCAAGCTCTAGGCAAATACCAAGAAACCACCTACAGCTTCTCTAGCCGAGACCTGCGCAGCTCAAATAGTTGAAAAAAGCCGTTGACTTTGACCTAAACTACTGTAAACTGTATCTCGTATGAAGAAACTGCAAAAGGAATTCACCGGTAACTACGACAAGGTTGGCATGAACAAGTTCGTGCAAATCAAGAAGGAAAATGGTGTGGCTATCTATCAACGGTTCAACACTGATGGTACTCCTCGTAGTTATGAAGTGTTTATTGTAAAGGTTGTGCCTAAGGGCGCTTCACTTCCCAATGGCAAGACTGTAGAAGAATCGTATGAACAGTACCCAGGCGCTAACGCATTTGGTAAGACTGCTTATGACTGTCGTACTATTGCCCAGGCTGAAGAACGGTTTGAACAGCTTGTGATTAAGGCTAAGGATAGTGCCGAAGCCAAAGAAGAAGCTGCTAAGACTGGTGTACGTAATCGTGGTCGTCGTGGTACTAGCAAAAAGGTTAAGTTGGATATGACACTCAATAAAGGAACCAAGTTTACCGCTAAGTTTCTTATGAGTGTGCTTGGTGTGAGTCAGCCTGTGTTGTTTCCTATCCTCAAACAGTGGGAGAAGGAAGGTAGTATCAAGGTTAATGGTACTGTGAAGGGTGAGGGTAAGGGACGACCTGCTACAGAGTACATTGTGGTTTAAAGTATCACTATTAAGCATTTAACAACCAGATAGGGTCAAAGTACTCTATCTGGTTTTTTGTTGTGGGTAATCATTAGTATTATTATTAATTTAGGTATCAATCTTACCCAAAAGTTTTTTCAGAAATCGAGCGAAAAAAGCTTGATTCCGACTCAAACCCTGATAAATTTATCTCGTAATGAACGTTAACACTATCAACTCCACCGTGAACTCCACCTCCACCAAGACCTCCAAGGTTGGTCGTCCTGCCAAGAACCTCAAGCTGATCCTCAACAAGAGCTTCACTCTCAAGGATCTTCAGATCCTCAATCCCGATGTCAAGGCTGTGACCATCCGAGCCGCTGTTCTTCGGGGTCTCTCCAACGGTAAGTACACCAAGCTTCCTCGTAACGTCCAGTCCGGTCGTAAGGGTAAACCTGCCAATATCTTCATCAACTCCAAGGTCTACAAGGCCAACCTGGCCAATCTGGCCAAGTCCAAGGCTACCATCAATGTCAATGAGCCGTCCACTGTGACCGCTTAAAATATTCTAAAAAAAGCTCAAAAACCCCTTGACTTTGATCGGTCAAGGGTTTATTCTTTTGGGGTAATGAAAAAGAATCTTATTCACGTTATTTACCCAGACGAAGCCGTTATCTCTTTTATGATGACTACTGATATGTCAACAGCTGACATTCTGGAACGTGTGTTCGCTGAATGGAACCACGGTAGTGGTATGGAGTGTGAGATGTTTGTCAATTCCAAGAAGCGATCACTGAGCGTCAATGATATCGTGTGTGTCAATGGTGTGTATTTTCAGTGTGCCAGCTTTGGTTGGAACGAGGTTACTGCGCAGTACGTCAACGAGCTGGAAGAATCAGTCTCTGCCCATCCGAGCCGCACGGAGGGTGCCTGGTTCGCTTTGATGGATGTGATGTGGGAACGACAGAACGTTGTGGTCGCCTAAAAGGCTGCCAGAACGCCCTATAGGCCTCATACAGACACTTTGATTGGTTGGGAGGGTGAACATACCCTCCCAATTTTTTTGCACTCTAGTGTTGACTTCCTGGCTGGTTGGTGTAAAGTCATTCCAGATCGGCTGAACAAGCTAGGGTGGGGGACCAACTCCTACTCTGATTACGTTAACATTAACGCACAAAGTTGAAGAAAGTGCTTGAAATTTGGCCTGGGTAGTCTAAGATATTTCCACAATGAACGTTGCTTCTATCTCCTCCAACAAGATCCAGGTTGAGTATTCCGCCGTACCGGGTGACAACCGTGAGTTTCTGACTTTCAGCGTTCCCAACGGCTGGGACGATGTTAAGAAGCTGACCAACAAGGTGCTGACCTACAACAACAAGGACTTCACCTTCAGCGGCTGGAACAGTGACCGCAACGAGTGCTACTTTGTTCGACTGGTCAATGGTCCGAGCTTTGTGGCTTCGATTCGGTAATCAAAAATAGTTGTTGACTTTCGATAAAAAGCTGATAAGATATTTACACGATGAAGATCACTATTGAGTTTAACACTGAAACCGCCGCCTTTGAGGATAACCAGTTGATGGAAGTGACTCGTATTCTACGATACACCAAGGAATGTGCTTGGGAACATATGATGTGTCCTCTTGGCCATAAGGATGTTCATATCATCAAGGATAGTAACGGTAACACTATTGGTAAACTTAAGATTAAACTCTAAATAATAATAATATGATTGACCCAGAAGATATTGCTTACGAAGATCGTGTTACTGGTGACGCGTATAGTTACACTGGTGATGGTAGTGGCGAAGATGATTTGGCTGACTACAACCAAAATGAGGCGGGTGACTATTGTAACGAATAAATAATAATATGACTCTCACTGAACAATACAGCAATGATACTAAGATCCGCAACTACACTCGTATTCACGATCCTGGTCATAGTTGGTTAGAGGTACCTGCCAAAGATGTACGAGATGCAGCCGGTGTATGGGATAGTATTACAGCCTATTCACCTCTCAAACGTCACAAGTTCTATCTGGAAGAAGATTGTGATATGTACACTTTCTACAAAGCCATGACTAATAATGGCTACACTATCAATATCACTGACATTCACGTTGATGACTTTGACGAATATCTAAAAAATAAGTAATATGTCTACACTAGAACAATACAAAGAAGATCTATCAATGAAGCTGTTTGGCCGTAGTGCCATACTAGCTATCGCAGGTAACCAATGTGTTGAATGTGGTAAACCTGCAGATAAGTTCCGTGATGCTATTAGTGCAAGAGAATACAAAATTAGTGCTTGTTGCCAAGACTGTCAGGATAAGTTCTGGGGCGGTCTACCTAACGAATAGTTAAAAAAAGTTCCAAGTTCCCGTTGACTTTCCCGCTGACTGGGTGTAGGATATTTCCACAATGAACGTTGATTCTGTCCCTTTCATCCCTACCCGTGACGATCTGATCGGCTTCATCTCGGATACCTACAAGGAGATCAACGGGTTTCGGCCTCGTCCCAACTGGTCCGAGCTGACCTACAACCAGCTGGACCAGTGGGGTCAACGGCTGTCCGCCGAGGTGGTCACCTACCGCAAGCAGGAGGTTGTTCGCAACCGCATCGCCCGTGGCCTCCGTCGGGCGCAGCAGCGGGCCTGGGTTGAGAAGAAGCGGAGCTACTTCACTCCGTCTACATTCACCCTCGGAAATGTGGTCAACTTCTAAAAAAAGCTGTTGACTTTCTCCTCAACTCTGATATTCTATTTACACAATGAACGTTGACTTCAGCACGATTGATCCCCAGAACGAACTGTCTGACCTCTACACTCCCGACTATCGGGAACAGTCTATCAACGAGGATGCCTATTTGGACCAGGCCTACGAGGACCGTTTTGAATGTGCTTGTATGGCTGACTACCAGTAATTTGTTCGGGGTAATACAATAACAACAACAACTTTAATAAACTCTAATACTACTATGGCTATTAAAAAGAACGACATCGTTACCAATAACAAAGATATCCGCGCTGGTTCATCCTCTAACCCTGTTGTTGTACCTACTGGTACTCAACTACGTGTGTGGAAAGCCACTCGTAAAGGTATCCTCTATTGTACCGCTGTTGATCGTGGTCTACCCTATTCCTATTACACCATCAATGCATATGCAACTGATGTCACCAAGGTGGAACAACCCAAACCCAAGGTCAATGTGGGTGATATCTTTGTGTGTAGCTGGGGTTATGACCAAACCAATATTGATTACTACAAGGTGATGGAGGTTAAGAATAAATCAGTGGTCATTGCAGGTATTGGACAAGAACGTGTCTACACTGGTCATATGCAGGGTGAGTGTAATCCAGTTCCTAATGCGGTTGGTAATAAACGTATCACCAAACGCATCATTGCCTGTGGCGATAGTGTGAGTCTCAAGATGACCAGTTACAGTTGGGCTTATCCTTGGAGTGGTAAGACTAATCACTTCACTGAGTGGGCTTAATAGGGTACCCATACGGGGGGCTATGTCACAAATAGCCTATTTATAAAGTGACGGGGTAGGGGGTACAGCTCCCTACCTCTTTTTGTTTATATAGGGGGGAGGGGGTATGCAGCACCCTACCGAAGTGGTTCTGAACATAACAAACAGCCCCGCGCTACCCCCACGGAGAGCTTCATGACACACAAGGAGGTTTTTTACTTGGGAAAAGCACATATGTTTTGTGCTTGTGGATGGTGTTTTTGGTGGGTAGGTTTTGGGATATTTTTGAAATGGTGTTAAAAAACCATGGGGGATATTTTTTTATGGGGAAAAGTTGTATATGTGATTTTTATATATGTTTGTGGTGTATATATTAATATGCCTATTAGTCATAACATATTAAAGAGTGATGTTAGAGTATATTTTGAAAAGTATGTGAATATCGGTAGCAAGATATTGGATATTGGAGCTGGTGTTGGTACGTACAGTAAGTTATTGCGGGATCTTGGGTATAAAATGGATTGTATGGAGGTATGGTTGCCTTATGTGGTGGAGTACAAGTTGAATGAATTGTATGACAATGTGATAATAGGCAATGTTATGAATTATGATATTTGCAATTATGATGTTATAATAATGGGGGATATATTGGAGCATTTGAGTGTACAAGAGTCATTGGTGTTGATGGATATTATAGAGCGTAACAAACAATTGTGTTTGGTTGCGGTGCCTTATCAATTGGAGCAGGGAGAGTATTATGGCAATGTGTATGAGATACACAAGCAAAGTGATTTGACCAATGATGTTATGTTGAGCAGATATAGCAATTTGAATTTGTTATTTAAAAGCAATTGTTATCAGTATGGATATTATATAAATCGTGGTGGATATTACAACAATGATATGCAGTGTTATGTTGATGATATCAATAATGTTAGTGATAGATTACATATCAATAAAATTCAAAATAAGTTTGTGGAGTATGTAAATGATGGTGGTAGTGTTATAGATGTGAGGTTAGATATATATGATGGTATAAATTTAATATATGCGCATAATATATCTATGGAGTCCAAGGTGCATTATTGGAGCAGTGTTAACAATGATAGTGGCAACAAGTTGAAGTATGTGTTTAGTGGTGAGGGCATCAACAAGGTGTATGTTTGTTGAGTGGTTATGTTGAGTGGTTAGAATGTTTTGAGTATTGATTTATTTGAGAAGCATGTGGACATATCGAAGAATGATGTGTCTGTTGACATTGTGTTTGAGTTGGAGAGGTGTATGACGTTTGCGCTTTTGATGCAAATTTGTTTATATTTGTTATCGAATAAAACTCGTCTACTGAACATCAGGTCTGAGCTTGCGAATGGGGGGTTTAGGCATTCGTATGGATATTGTGTCCATATGTGTTTTTTCATACCTGTGTAAAACCATCCTGTGAATGCGGTTTCTATTTGATTTGGAAGCGAGTTAATTTCGTGAGTTTTGTAGGAAAAGTTGTATTGTTGGTTTTTCAAATAATTGGTTGTGAATTGGTGTTTGAATATGTTTTGTTGTAAGAAGTTGTGTGGTTTGGTGATGGTGGTGTGTGTGCAATTTTGGCGTATAACTCCCCAGCCTGAAACTATATCGTGGTAATGTAGTGCATTTTTCAATTGATCGAACTGATATGGTTTGATGATCAAATCGTCTGGGGTGATGAAGTAGTTTTCGAAGTTTGAATTTTTTATAAAGTCATTTATTATTGGTGCTAGTTCGTGTTCTCTGTATCCTTTGAACCAAATTTTTTCGCATTGCAATTTATTGACTGATTGTTCGAAGCTTTTGGAATTTCTGACTGATAGTATCATTAGTACTGTGTTGTGCATATAGTGTAATGATTAAATTATGGTGGTATAGTAGTATAGAATATCGTTTATGATATCCAGTGAATTTTTATTATGCAATTGGTCTGGGTGATAATTTATATCTGGCATTTGAGTATTGGGTTGATAGAATCTGCCGATGTGTAGACCCAGGTAATATTGTTTATTTGTATCATCGGTGTTGTATTTTACATCTGCGATGTGGTCAAATTCTGTTGTGGAGGCGACTGTATCATTTTTTATGGATATGTCGCAATGCATTTGTTTTTTGAAATTTTCTATAACATTCATCCAGGTGTATAGTTCACGATCATCTTTTGGGTGAAGGGTAAAGTTGACCAATTTGTATTTGCAATCCATAGTATCTGACTGATACAATTTGTCGTTGTAATAAATGTCTATGTGATATGGAACAAAGTGTTTTACAAAGCTTGGCATTAGCCAACATCCCAGATTGCAGTTATTGGTTGTGAGCAGTGTTTTATCTGAAGATGAGTGTGTTTCTTCTATGGTGGCTGTGATGCCCAATTGATCTGGGTGAGATTGTAGGCTGCGTTTTATTTTTTTGTGCACAAAGTAAGTTTTGACCATGTAGTGTGATTGTTTGTCTTTGGCGAATTCAACGTCGTTATAGTTGTTGTTTATAACAAGTCCGTCTGTATAGTCTATGGTAAAATTGTGCATAACAGATATAGATACTATTGCGTTAATAGTTGTTTATAATTTTAATTTAATATAATAAGTTTAATGATTGAAAAACAAGTATGTATTGTGCGATATGTTTACATTGAGTGAAGAGCAACGTAATATAATTGGTTGGGTTATAACAATTGGTATGAGTTTTGGAGTGGGTGCTTTGAGTGCTTTGACACTGTATTGTTTTTATAGTTGTTATAAGGTGATAAAGAATTTTGCAAAAAAGTATTGACGTTTAGTAAATTTCTTGATATATATTAACGTAATGAAAGTACATTATACAAATATTAAGCGTTGGAATACCTTTACAAATCGTGAAGATAGAGGTATGGCGGCTGATATTGTGTAAATGTAGATCTGAAACCCAAACAATATCAACCGTCACCAAAAAAAGTGACGGTTTTTTTATTTTCTGGGTTGACGTTCTTTGAGTGTGTGGTAAAGTAGTTAAACAGTGAACGAAGTAAGTAGTTCATTGGATGATGAAAAAGAAATTTTAAAAAGTTGTTGACGAACTCTGAAGTTCTGATAGACTGAGTAAAGAGTAAGGAAGGTTTGAAACTCCATCTGTTGAGCCACCGCCAGTAACCAAAGGTAAAGAACTGGGAAAATCAATTGATTGGTCCGTGGGTGTTATGTATAAATTCAGAACCCATAGGGCGATGACGGAATTACTGAGGTGATTTTCGTGAATGTGTAAAAAGTAATTTTTTTATGCCTCCTAAGCATAGGCAGCGATGCAGAGGTTTTGTAAACCCCAGAGTTCGGCGCAAGCCCGGAAGGAGGCTCCAATTTATAGTAATGGTGATGTTAGCATAACTGGTTTAATGCCCCAGATTGTGAGTCTGGCAGATACGGGTTCAAATCCCGCACATCACCCCAATTTTAATTACCCTATCGTCTAGGTTTAGGACGGATGTGTTCTCTGAGACATCAACCTTGGTTAAAATCCAAGTGGGGTAACCAATTTATGCTTCGGTGGTGAAAATGGATTTATCACGCAACGCTACGAACGTTGAGGTCGGGGTTCGATTCCTCGCTGAAGCACCAATTTAATGGCCTATTCGACAACCAGCTAAGTCACTTGGCTTTCATCCAAGAGTAGCCGGGGCAGCACCGGCATAGGCTACCATTTCAACGGTCGCATCGTCTATGTGTGTTAGGACACCATCCTCTCAAGATGGAGAATAGGGTTCAAATCCCAATGTGACTACCATTTATAGTATATCCGCTAATGTTCCAAGGATTAGGCGACAGGCTCTCCAAAAGCCCGTGGGAAAGTTCGATTCTTTCAGCGGATGCCATTTTTCAAATACATTAGGTGAAGGCAACGAACGTAGCTTAATTGGTAAAGCAACTGCGCTGTATGCAGTAGTCATTCAGTTCGAATCTGAATCAATAGTTGAAGTAGTAAGTAATGTATTGACACTGATAGACATTGAATGTTATAATCTGACGAGGTTATAATTAGTAGATGGAACAAGCATAGTGAAATCCAGTAAACGTTTTAATTTTTAATTCTCGGATCGTATAATAGTATTACCTTCGGTTGTTACCCGAATGATAAGGGTGCGATTCCTTTTCCGAGAGCCATTTTCAATTCCAGAGTAGCTCAATGGTAGAGCATGCGGCTGTGGGCCATAAAGTATTATTTAATAGAGAGTGCAAATCTCACAAGGCCAAAGTTAACCGCAGGGTTGGGGGTTCGAAACCCTCCTCTGGAGCCATTTTCAAGTGGGACTAGTAATTGATAAAAAACGAATCAGAGAGATAAGCAAGTTCGAAATTGCTTGACCAATGTGAAATCCTGATGTAAGTTTAGATGAAAGTTCCTACAATTTCTTTTTATGAAAAATAAAAAATGCAATAAACGTCGATTCGACAAAATTAAAGCCATGTTGGTATTAAGCCAAGCGTTAAACTCAAAATGGAGTCATAGACGAGAACGAAGAATGTATTTATGTGACCAATGTAAAGCATGGCATTTGACAAGTAAGTAACAATAATTTTTTGGGAGCATCGCATAGCAGCTATTGCAGGAGACTGTAAATCTCCCGGCCTAACGGCCTTCGTAGGTGCAAGTCCTACTGCTCCCACCATTTTAGATTGTGTGTAGTTCAGAGGTAGATCAGTGCTCACTATGATGGTAAATGACACCGTAAAAGTGTGAATAAGCACGGGCCGTTGGTTCGATTCCAACCACGCAATCGAAATTTGACAGGTGCTAGTGCGCAAGGCGTGGTAAAGGAGCAGGCGACTCTGTTCCGAAAAGGTTCGATTCCTTTGACTTGTCAATAGATTTAAGATCCCAGTTAAGCTAACCTAGTGAAAGCGCAAGTCTGAAGAACTTGAGAGGTTGGGGCGGAACCAACAACTGGGACCATTTTTTTGACGATGTAGATATTTATATCATATGATTAAATTGAAAGAATTAATATTGGAGGGTTTGAAAGATAGTGTATATTTGGAACCCAAGAGTAAATCTGAAGTATTGAATTTTATTAAGCAGCATTATTTAAAGACATATCCTACGGCGGTGGCTGCTAATTATGGTGTGATGTACAAGAAGACAGATGGTAATGTGGATATGGTAGGAGTGATTGTTTATGGACAAACCACCAAGCCACAAGATTATGAAGAAATAGCTGTAGATGCAGAGGGCAACAGTTTATTGCAAAAGAATGAAGTATTTGAGTTATTGAGATTATATTTGAAACCTGAGGCAAAACAAATACCTGAGTTAAGCAACTTGGCGTCGTATGTAATTGGTTTGGGTAATAAAAAGATTAAACAGGATTATCCCGAATTAAAGGTTGTTATTACACGGGCTGATAGTGGACAGGGACATACTGGATCTATATATCAAGCAACAAATGCAATTTATTTAGGCAAGAGTAAAGATACAAAACGTTTGTGGGATAAAAAAGAAAACAAGTGGGTGTATAGATTACCACAAATAAAGAAGTATGGTTTTGAAACTGGTAAAGATGCAGCAAATGATGCAAGAACCAATCCTAATAGTCCATTTGAAATAAGAACTGCTACTGGAAAACATATGTACATTTATATTTTATCCGGACAAAATTCTAGTGATGGTAAAAGAATATTGGGTGGATTGATTAAGTCAATTCAACCATATCCAAAGAAACAAAGTAACGTTTAAAGTTTTTTTAAAAAGCTGTTGACGAAACTATAAAGTGTGGTAAGATGATTATAGTTCGTTGACAATAGTAGATGAAATTTTTAATGGATCGGTAACTCAACTGGATTAGAGTATTCGGCTCTTACCCGAAAGGTTGTGGGTTCAAATCCCACCCGATCCACCAATTTAGACATCTAGCGGTAACTCGTAACCGATATTTGCCGGGGTTGAAATCCTAGGGATTAAAGAGTGACAGAGGGAAAGACCCACCAATTTATGGAGTCAAAGCCACAATAGACGGGCGCCCGGCTTTTAACCGGAATATTCGTGTGGGAGCATTACCCACTGGCTCCACCAATTTAATGGGTAACTGGCCCCATAAGTGACTGCCGACCGGTACAATCGGTAAAACACAGAGACGGCGTGGAGAGCACAGCACCAATTTTGGCCATATAAAGTAATAGTAACCTAACCCTCTGTCTAAGGGAAGTCCGGGGAGCGTAACCCCGTATGGCCGCCATTTTTATGACACTAAAAGAAGTAAAACAAAGATATAAAAGCGATATAAATGCTTTTAAACAAAATCCAAAACAATTTTTGTGGTTGTTTCTTTCGCAACCAAAACAGTTTCGAGATTGGGAGTTTATGTGGTTAAAAGTAGTATTTAATCTTTGTAGACTATATACATTTCGATTTTTTTGTATACTAAGATTTTGGGTGGTATGTTTATTGAACGGATATTTTCCGTGGGAAATAAAATAATTTCAATTGACCGTTAATTCAATAGCAGAATAGACGACTGATAATCGTCCTACGCCGGAGCGTAACCGGCACGGTCAACCATTTTCACCAACTCTATGAAGCAGGTCGTGTGGTAAAAGAGATAGCGGGATTTGTGTTGACGACGAACACAAACCGAATAAGCCTATTAGCAAACTATCGTGTTGGTGCCACCATTGTTCGAACAGTGGTGGGTAATTTTAACGCACTCGTAGCTAAACTGGACTAAAGCGACTCGGTTCTAACGAGAAGATTGCAGGTTCGAATCCTGCCGGGTGTGCCATTTTTGCCTTCATAGTATAAAAGTATTACACATCATTGGTAATGATGAAACACAGGGGCGGTACCTGTTGGAGGCTCCATTTTAAAAATATATTTAAGTGTGAGGGTATTATATATATAATAAAATAAATTTATGGAATCTACAAACTCTCCCCAAACATTTTCGTTTACTAATAAAAAGGTATTATATTCAATAATTGCTGTAATAGTGTTAATAACTTTTGGATTATGTGCATTATTTAGCTCATTAAATAAAGACAATAAAGTTTTGTCTAAAAAAGTTGCTAATCAGTCTGAGATTGTTGTAAATCAAAGTTTATTGATTACCAATTTAAATCAAAAAAATGTGGAAATGACTTCATTATTGAAGAGTTATGACAATAAATTGAGTATATTGCATACTAATTTAACTCAGTTACAGAATATTACTGAGAAGTTAAAATTATCATCTGATGAAAAAGACATAAAGATTAAAGATTTGACCCAAGAAAAATCTGCGCTTGAATCTGATTTAAAATCATTGCGTAATACGCTTGTAAAAATGACTAAAGAGATCGTAGATTTGAGTGATGAGCTTAAAGTTGCAAAGACTGATAAAGATCAAAATGAGCTTGTGGCTAAGATTGAAGAGCTTACAAAAGAAAGAGATTTCTTGAAGAACAAGATTGTTGAGTATGAAAAAATTATAGAGGAATTGAAGAGAGAAAATGCACTTTTGGCTCAAAATTTGAGACAAAATATGAAAAAAAGTGGTTATGAATTTAAAAACAAATTGGGTGAGTGGCCAAAAGGTGCGGAAGTTTTGATGAAAATTTCAAATCAGCACTCAAATAATTTATCAAAAGAAATTAATCAAGTAGATGAATCAAAACAAGAGGAAAAACCTAAAAAAGTGGGTTTTTGGAAGCGTATTTTTGGTTCAAATGCGGACGAATAATTTAATGCCTGTATAGCTTAATAGTAAAGCATCAATTTCGTAAATTGATAGATATTGGGTCAAAACCAATTGCAGGCTCCAATTGTCACGTAGCGTAATAGAATCGCAGCTGGTTCTGACCCAGAAGATTGTGGGTGCAAGTCCTACCGTGACAACCATTTTATATAAAGCACGATGACGGAGCTAGTGAACTGAGATGTCTGCAAAACATCATTGTATGAAAATACATATGCAAGGAGCGTAACCTTGATCGTGCTCCAAAAATTTTAAAATTAATTCGTATATTACACAATACTCCATTTTATTTTCTATTTATTTGGGTATGGAAAAAAGTAATCTCTATCAAAAGTTTTTGGAATTGAAAAAAGAAATTGAAAAACATAAATGGATAGAGAGTGAAAAACTTGGAAACGATATAGGATTTGAACAAGCGTTGGTAGATTGGATGACCAAACACAGAGTTGGTTGGAGTGAAAGCATAAAACAAAAATAAGTGTACCTATTTGACAATTTTTATATTTATAACATATGACCAAGAACGATTTAAAAAAGTTAATCAAAAGTTTGACCAAGGAAATTTTAGTTGAAGATTTTGACAATGCAGCTGAAGTAGAGAGTGATAAATTGACTGCTACTTTATCTGAAACTGATAAAGCTAAAGACATCAAAGACTTGGAAAATTTGTTAAAAAATCCTGATCCAAGTAGAGCAAAAGATTATGGTTCTATTGAGAAATACAAACAGATGTTGAAAGATAAAATTGCCAGACTTAAAGAAAGTGGTGATCCATTTAGAGACATTGTAAAGAAATATGCTAAACTATATAGAGACAGTGAAGACGCTCGTAATGAAAAAAGCAATTACAATGCTTGGTTACAATCAAAAGCTCAACAAGACCCAAAATTAAAAAAGGCGTTGCAGTTGATGAAAAAATCAAAGTAAAAATTAAATAAATTTATATAAAGTACAACGATTAATGTAAAAATTAATCGTTTTATTTTTTATTGACAATGTGACATTAACAAGTATAATAAAAGTATAGTATGAATGAATTAAGTAAAATTGATATGGCTAATCTGGTCTTTAGTGAAGACAAGAAGGCTAAAATTAAAGACATTTTGTGTTCTTTTTATGGAGCTACAGATGTACAATATAAAAGTTTAAATTACGGCATTTGTATTGAAATATCTGGTACTGATAGTTTTAGGTTTATTAAAAATGCTATTGGTAAAGTGTTGGAGGTAAGTGAAGATACGCTTAGTGTTTTGGGTGAAAATAAAAAGTCACAAAAAGCTTCGTATGTTTATTTGCCTGAGAAAGACAAAGCTTTGTATAAAAAACTCAAAAAGTCAGCGGTAAATAAATAATTTATTATAAAAATATAAAACTATTTATATACAACAATATTTGGGACGGTCCCAAAACGCATTAAAGATGGTTATTTTTTGTAATCTGAATTAGTGTGGTGTAAATAACAAAACAAACAAAATAAAGGATAGTTAAATATGAAGAAAGTATTAGTATTAGTGTCATTATTGACCGCTCTAGCAGTTACTGCTGGAGATAATTCTAACATCTCAGTAGAGGCTGGTTATAACAACCAGTACATCGTTAACGGTGTAGCTCGTTCTGAAGGCACGCCATTTGTGGGTGTAGGTGCTGTAAAGAGTTTAAAGTATGCGGATGTATATTTGGGTGGTACTCTTTTGGCCAATGGTGACCTAGATCAGTCTCATTGGACTTTGGGTGCTGGAAAAGAAGTAAATGTGTGGAAGGATGTATTTTCCGCACGATTGGATACTACTGTAACTCGTCACCAAGCTGGTAACTTTGGTATTCCCAACAGCACTGAATTTGGTGTTAAGTTGGCACTACCAAACAAGATTGTCACACCATATGTTCGTGGATATTATGATGTAGACTTGAAGCAAAGTGGTGTATTTGTTGGTGCAGAACGTGCTCAAAAACTTCCATTTGGATTTGTTGTAACTCCTGGAGTTGAGTATGGTAAGGTAGAAGATTATACCGCTGTAAATGCAAAGTTGGCATTGACTCGTCCGTTTGAAACTTCATTTGGTGTATTTACTCCATTTGTAAGTGCTGGATGGTATGACAACAACTTTAATACTACCAAGTACAATTGGGCAACCCGTGAATTTAGTGGTGACATTGTATATTCTGGTGGTTTGAAATTGACCTTCTAATCTACTAGACTAGAATAGTGTATAATAACCCGCTTAGAAATAAGCGGGTTTTTTTATTTTAATAGTCTATTTATAATTAAAGAAAGGTTTATTTTATGTCATCAACAAGTGGATCAAGTGGTAGTATCGGAATAGGCACTTCCTCATTAAAAACAATAGTCGTTAAATCAACATCTGTAGTAACTAAATTTATATCTAATATATTGGTACCAAAAGTGGTACAAAGTACGATAGTTGGTAGTAGCGGAACGGGTGGTAGTAGCGGAACGGGTGGTAGTAGCGGATCTTCTGATAGTATACGTACTAACTGGACATCGAATATCAAATCCACGTTGATAAAAATGATGGCAGCCAGTAAAGACCGTAGTTTATTCAGTGCGTTTATCCAATCTACTTTTTCTTGGGTTCGAAATTCTGTTTCTTGGGTAATATCTTATAAATGGACAGGTACTGCTGCTGGTATAAATGGACTTGGTGGTGTTGGAGGTGGAACTCTCATTACTAATAAGCATGTATTATTGTCTGCACACGTTCCTTATTTGCCAAATTCAGAAATCTTTTTTGTTAACGATAACAATGTGACTTTCAAGTACAACATCATCAAGATCGACAAGATTGATGGAAGTGATATTGCAATTGGAACGCTTGATCGATCAATTGATAGTAGTTTGAAGATATATTCGGTATTACCAGACAACTGGCAACAATACGTCAAAACTGAAATTAATAGTGCAATGGGGGTACAATTCATAACTTTACGGTTACCTGTATTGTTCCTCAATCAAGACAAAAAAGTTTCAATTGGAGATATGACACGATTGATTGATGCTGTTGCCGATGTAGAATCTCCCGGATTTGGCACATCACAATCGTATTATGAAACACAAAGAGTTGGCGATTCTGGAAATCCGATATTTGTGCAAGTAGGCAGTGAACTGGCACTGTTGGGTGCATGGTATAAAGTTGGATCTTTTGCTTGGGTAATCAGTAGAAAAACTCAAATTGAGTCTATTATTGGTCAAAAACTGAACGTAATTAATATGACTGGATTTGAGAAGGTATCCTGAAAGTTAATAAAGTTTATTTGAAAATTATTTAATAATTTTGTTGATTTCTAATTTCAAACACTATATATTAGTACGAATATGAATTTAATTTCACAACCTAGTCAAGCCAGTCAACTCCCATCCGGAAGTTGAGTGAGAGGTTGTTTGCTGTAAATATCCAACCCGTCACTCTACGAAAAAAGAATGACGGGTTTTTGATTTTAGTGGTTGACAATTTGACGAAGTATGGTAAATTAGAAATATAACGAACGGGGTTGAAACTCTATCTGATGTCCCCAACATAAGTTAAAACATTTGATCGGTCACTGGGTGTTATGCTCTAATACAGAACCCAACTGGCGATAATTAAAATAAAGTATATAACAATTTTTAAATGGGCGGTTAGCTCAGTGGAAGAGCAGGACCTTTACACGGTCAAGGCCAGAGGTTCAAATCCTTTACCGCCTACCATTTTAATCGGAATGTAGCTCAGTTTGGCTAGAGCGCTTGCTTTGGGAGCAAGATGTCGTAGGTTCAAATCCTATCATTCCGACCATTTTATTGGGCATATGATGTAATTGGCAGCCATGCGAGTCTTAGAAGCTCGTGGAGAAATCCGTGGGGGTTCAAGTCCCTCTATGCCCACCAATTTATAATTTATACGGAAGTAGTCCGGTTAGTCGAGGAAAGCGTCTTGAAAACGCCTGGGGCCATAAACCCTCGTAGGTGCGAGTCCTACTGCTTCCGCCATTTTAATACAACTCCACTTGACAATGGAACCGAAGACTGATATAGTAAGTTATCGTCTCTTGAAGAAATCGGAGTTTGTCAAAATTTTATGGAGGTGACGTAGATAGTCAGGTTTCTACAGCAGTTTGCTAAACTGCCGTGGTCTAAAAGCCACTGAGGGGGCAGCACCCTTCGCCTCCGCCATTTAAAGCGGGTGTGATGTAACGGTAGCCTGGGGCTCTTCCAAAGCCCATGAGAGGGTTCGATTCCCTCTACCCGCTCCAATTTAACTGGGGATTTGCATAATGGTAGTGCGGCAGACTTTGAATCTGCTTGTGGTGGTTCGATTCCATCATCCCCAACCATTTTATATATGTCGGTTAAGGGTGTAATTTTAGAGAAATTGTAATGAGTGATCATCAGTTACAAGAGTAAGAACTAGTGATCGAAAGATCCATTCATCAAACACCGACAACAATTTAATCAGAAAGTAGATAATAATATAGTCGCACAACTCTGGGTTGTGAGGTACGGGTGCGAATCCCGTCTTTCTGACCATTTTAATCGGGGTGTATTGTCAATTAGGAGACGGCCTGATCTGGAGTCAGGAAGCTGCAGGTGCAAGTCCTGTCACCCCGACCATTTTTATATCAGACAATGGTAGAGGTTTGAACTTGGCTAGGTCCGAAACAATAACCAACGGCTGTGTTCGGCTAATAATCTGTGGGTTAAATATGCCCATAAAACCGCCAAGGTGTCTGGGATAAGTTTTAGATTTGATCGTTGGTGTATAGAATTATAGCACTCTGCCATTAGGAGGTAGATGAGACTGAAGTTGACGAGATAGACATTCGATTTAAGTTTATGGTTTCTGTGCGCACAGTGCCGTTGGACTTGATCGAAATATGGAACGACCAGTGAAATCCTCGTATATTCGCAAGTCACGATCATCCAATTTTTGTTTTTTGATTTGACTTATACTATGTATTGGTGTAAGATTTTTAAATGGGGCAGTAGCATAATTGGCAATGCACCACTTTTGCAAAGTGAAGATTGTGGGTTCAACTCCCATCTGCTCCACCAATTTCTAAGTTTAGAGGAAAGAACGAATCGTTTTTGTCTCCACCAGTATATTTATATCTGTGAAACAAATAGAATTAAAATGTAATGGATGTGGAATATCTTTCCTGAAAAATAAGGCCGAATATAATAGGCAAATCAAAAATGGAAATTCAAATTTCTATTGCACATCAAGATGTTGTGGAAAGTCTACCGCTGGGGCTCGGATAAAACATATTGAGATAGAAAGAGAGTGTCTGTGTTGTAATAAAAAGTTTTTATCTACTACACATAAAAGTCATAAAAAATGTTGCAACATAACTTGTGCTAAAAGATATTCTCAATCAAAGATTGATGTATCTACTACCAGTGAATCGCTTAAAAAGTTTTATGCGAGTCAGCCAAAAAAAGAACTATTATGTGTAATATGTAAAATAAAGTTTCCGAAAAAAAGAAACGAAACGAAAACTTGTTCCAGAAAATGTTTATCGGTATTACTTAGTCAAAACTCTGCCGCAAATCCGAATTGTGGCGGTGAAACGAATTATAAAAAATTCAAATATAAAGATGTATGGATGGATTCAAGCTGGGAAGTTAATTTAGCTAAATGGTTGGATAATAATTCAATTGAATGGAAAAGAGATAGAAAAATAAATTTCATTTGGACGGACATATGTGGGAAAAAAAGAAGATATTATCCGGATTTTTATTTACCAAAATATAATATTTACCTAGATCCAAAAAATAAATTTAAATTGAAAAAAGATGAATATAAACTGTCCAGAGTTATTTTGGAGAATAATATAAAATTGATTTATGGACTTGAAAGTGATGTAATTTGTCAGTTAAAAAAATATTTGAAATTTCACAAATTTCACTAATATATATTGTTAATTAGAGCGCGGGTATGATGTAGTGGTAGCCTGCAACCTTGCCAAGGTCGATGTGCCGGTTCGATTCCGGCTACCCGCTCCAATTTCAGTTCTTTAAAATTTATGGGCGCGTACTGGTATCGATTTAATAGTACACGTATGTTAGGCACGTAGAGGATGATAGTTGGCCTCTTTAATACACCTATCGAAACATTAACTGCTGAAGATAACGTAGTTAGCTATGACTTCTCTTACGATGACGTTGTAGCCATTGCAGCCTAAGTTGTTGCACATTCAATACAATGAAGTCTGATATTTGTGTTGGGTGAAAATTATTGGACTGGACCAAATATTTGATTTGCGTAAATGGTCGAGATATTAGTAAATCTTAAGGGTAATATTTTTAGATATTTTTCATTATTATTCCCTAACAATTTAAAATATATAAGCGTGTAGTCTGATGTAAGTTATCTGTTAAAGACGGCGGTTCAACTCCGCCCGCGTCCACCATTTTATTCGGATTCAAAATCAATGTAACTATCAATGATTAACACTCCACTATCGTTGATATAACCTTCTTCAATCAAATACTTCGTAATTCTTTCTCTACAACAATCATCTTCATATAAATCACATTTTTCTGGATGTCTTAGTACCACAAATCTATTTGCCCAGACTGTAATTTCGTGGTTATTTATACTAACTTGGTGAAAATTAATGTCTTCCATTATACATAAGTATATTTATAGATTAATGAAACGATATAGTTTATTATACGAATCCAGCATATATGATTATCTAGTATGGGAACCAACTGGAAAATTACAATATATTGCGGATGAATTGGATAAAATTCCCACTGACAGTACGAAATTATATAGAGGAATGTCTGAGAAAGAATATAATATTCTAAAGAGTACTGGTAAAGTTACGTCAAAAGGTAGAGGCAACACTCGAAACATTACGGGAAGTTATCTAGCAAGTGATTTTAAATTGGCAGCTAGATTTGCGTTGGTTAATTACAGAGACAAAAAAGAGGGTATAATAGTAGCTGTAGATAAAAGTAAATTACCAGATTTAAAAAATGTAGATCCAGGTAATTATGTTACTAGTTATATACCGATAGAATCAGTAACACAAATTATAGACTTAAAAAAGTTATGAGTAATATTAAATTAACAAAGGCTGAAGCCGAAAAGAAAGTATATGAACTAACCGAAAATCTTTTGCATGTAAAGAAAGATTTTAAAGATGTAGCTGCTGGCTACAAAGAACGCATGAAAGAAATCGAAAATGAAATTAAAGCGATTGTCGAAGATGCTTCTATAGGTGATCCAACTAAGTAAAACAAAAAGCCGGTCAATTAAGACCGGCTTTTTTATTATTGTTCTTTTGGAGATGGCTTAAATGTGCCATCTTTTAAATTAAGACTACCATCTCCATATTTTGTAGCCAGACTATTTAGTAAGTTTTCTTCTAGTTTTTGAATATCTTTCCACTCTGTTAGAATAGCTGATCTACGTTCAGTTAATTCTGTTTTTGTTTGTTCTAGTTCAATTTCTTCTAATTGCAATTGACCAAGTTCAAATATTTTTTGTTGATATTTGGATTGAACGATTGCGATTTCTTGCATTTCTTGTTCTGTAAATTTAGTAACTTCACTCATAATATTTTTAGATACATATTCAATAATGATGTGTCACAGTTATTATATTTGTATAATATTATTTTGATAATGAATCGATTGATCTTTTCACTTTTGGATCTATTACTAAATCTTGTGTGTTCTTATTAACAACTGCTTTTAAAAACTTCTTTAAAATGCCCATCAACATTTTGTCTTCTTGTGTAGACATTTTGACTTTGGAAAGTTCTTTTAATAACATTACCATAGCTGGTAAACTTTTCTTTATAACATCGATTATAGATGTAGATTGTGCCAATATATTGGTTGATGTATTTCCCGATCCAACTGATTCTTGTTCATTTATCTTTCCTATTAAATCTTTAACTTGTGATATAGATGGTGTATTATTTAGTTCCCACAAAAATCTTTTAATAAATTTTTTCTTTAATTTTTTAGCTATAGGTTTGTTTTCTATTGAGATAAAATCAAGTAGTTTTAAAGATCCCAATGTGTTTTTTAAAGTAGTAAAGTATTTATTTACATCTTTATTTGTTTGCAAATTTTTACCAAGATTTTTTTCAAATTCAGATTGAAGTCTTATTAATTGTGAATAATAAGCTCCGAATTTATTTATTTCGTCCGTGGTTAACATATCTTCATCTACGCCTGATGTACCTGTAGTACCAGTAGTACCTGATGTGCCAGTAGTGCCAGTTGTGCCAGTTGTGCCAGTTGTGCCAGTTGTACCTGTAGTGCCAGTAGTGCCAGTAGTGCCTGAAGTGTCTGTTAATGTAAAAGCATCTTTTATAGGTTTATTAGCTTTTAATACAATATATGCTGCAAATAATTTATTAAAAATATCACCAATACCATTTTTATGTAAAATAATATAAAGTTTTTTATGTTCATATGGTTTAATACCTAAAGACGATACAATTGAGTTAGTTATTGTTTCAAACTTGTTTATAAATTCTTGTTTTTTATTAGTATCATCCCAATAAGATAATTCATCTATTTCTGTTATGACAGGAGGTCTAATAGGCAATTGTATGTTTTTAGGTAATATTTTGCTATCATTTGTTATATTATTTAAAACATTCTTCGCATCTACAGGCAAATTGTTGTATAAATTATCAAAATCTTGTTTTATTTTATTTACATTTATTTGTTTTAGTATAGTACCACCACCAATATCATCACCAAAATTTAAATCATCAATTTGTTTAGTTTGATATCCAGGTCTTTCGGATCTACCCGTAGTGCCTGATGTACCTGTAGTGCCTGATGTACCTGTAGTGCCTGTTGTGCCTGTAGTGCCTGTTGTGCCTGTTGTGCCTGTTGTGCCTGTTGTGCCTGATGTACCTGTAGTGCCTGTTGTGCCTGTTGTGCCTGTAGTGCCTGTTGTGCCTGTTGTGCCTGTTGTGCCTGTTGTGCCTGTTGTGCCTGTTGTGCCTGTTGTGCCTGTTGTGCCTGTTGTGCCTGTTGTACCTGTTGTACCTGTTGTGCCTGATGTACCTGTTGTGCCTGTTGTGCCTGCGGTTCCGGCTACTGATTTGATTTTATTTAATAAGTTTGTTAATTGTGTTGCGTACTGAATTATTTCTGGCGTAACTAAATCTTTACTAGGGCCATTTGTCAAGTCGTTAATAAGATTTTCTTTGGTCGAACCAATTTCATTTGCGATATTGGTTAGTAGGGAATTTATATTTTGTTCTAATATCTGAAGATCATTAGAAGACAATTGTTTTTTACCTCCCAAACCTACAGATCCTTTTAATTTATCAAAAAAACCAGCTTCATTTAAAAATTGAGTATATAACTCTTTAGTATAATTCATATCATTCATATTATATATATAGTTTTTTAATAATCGACTTGTATGCTGATTCTTGTACTGTCGGAGTAACTGATTTTCCAGCTTTTGTTGCCAACTTAGCTAAAACATCTTCATCAACTGGATTCCCCATTTGCTTAGCCATACTCATTGCAGTGTATGCAGTTTCTGCTTCGTTTGGTGTCAATTTATCAATAACACTTACGCCATTTATAGATATTGGTATATGGCCTCTTAACTCAGCAGTCAGATTGAGAGTTCGTGGTCCAACTCCTGAAAAAAACTGATTTCTATCAATTATTCCGGCATCCATAGCTTTTTTCAAGATTCTATACTGATCCACACCCAGAGATTTGGTCGCCATAAATTTTTGCAAGTAAGCATCCATAGCTTTATTGTCACCTTGTAAAGCAAGTTTGCCAATTTCTTTTAGAGGTTTGTCAGTATATGATTGAGTAGCAGTATCTGCTATACCTGTTGCTAATTTAGTCAATGATTCTTTAGGTATTCCGCCCGCACCATTAATAATGTCTGCGAGGTCAGATCGGTCCTGGAACCTAATGAATGTTTTTATATCAGGATAACTCTCCGATTCTTCTTTAAAAGCTTTGTACAATTCTGGAGTGTTTTTAATAATAGTAAGTAATTTTTCATCACCACCTCGTCTAGTGGCGACCATTAATTTTGTTATATCAGCCTCAGATACTTTAATATTTCCACTGGTAATATTTTGATCTGATATGTCAGCGCCTGGAACTCCTGTAAAATAAGACTTAGCGCCGTCAATAAATCCACCACCTTTGAAGTAGCTAAATAGTCCTTTTGTAAGTGCGCCACCAACTAAAGATAAACCTGTAACTAATAATGCATTTTTTAATGCATCTTTCCAAGATTCTTTTTTGAGATAGTGACCAACAATTGTTCTTACTAATAATCCAGTTAACACACCGATTACCAAAGATGTGCCTACAGTAGCACCTGTTAATGATATTGATAACATTTTTGTAATGTTAATTAATAGACCAATTATGGTATTAGTCCATTTTGGATTCAACTTTGTAAAATCTTGTAATTTATTGAGCATCGATGTTCCTGAAGAATCACTTTCATATGTTATGGTGCCATCAGCTGCTCTTTTTGCAATCTTCATACTTGGACCCAATTTGGTCATTATCATTTGCCAAGCCGATCCTTGTTTTTTAGCGTCTAAAATATCTGATTTTAATGCAGATGACCAATTTACAAATCGATTGAGTGCATTTACCACAATTGATTGAAATAAAGTCATTGCAATCTGACCTGCTTTACCACCCAATTCTTTTGTTTTTAATGCTGCCTTTTGAATAATACTTGGTTCGGCACCAATATTTTTTGGTACAGATGTGTCTTTTAATCTTTCATCAGAATCAACGTTATCTAAGTATTGTTTATTATCTGTGTGAAATTTATTGATTAGTGATAGTATATTTTTTGAAGTATCTGCTGTTGATACTGGATCTGTGGAAGCTTCTACTAACAATGATATATCAGAAATTTGTTGATTGTTTTCACGTATTTCTTTTAATACTTTACGTGTACCAACACTCAATTTAAATTCTGCTAAATGTAAATTGTTAGTTTCTATGCATTCTTGAAGAATTGCTAATTCCTTCAACATTCGATTGAATGTGAATTCTAATTTTTTTAAATTGTAAATCTCTTGCTTAGATAATTTTGGATTTAACAGTTGATTTTCTTCCAATAAAGCTATCATATTTATATAAATATGTATACGTGAATAAAAACTGATTAAAATAAACTTGACGTATATGCGTTTTGTATATATTATTACGTTATGTTCTAAGGCTGGTAATCTTAGAATCCGTAGTTATATTACCACATTCAAATATTAAATTATAAATTAGTATGACAGCGAAAAGCGACAGTTTGACAGATAATAATATTAAGTACGTAATTCTACGAGACGGTAGAAGAGTTTCCGATTTGGAATATACTTCCAAGGATGAGGCTAGAACGGAGTATGAACATTGGTCATCAATTATTAAACGATGGCCGGATGGTTCTAAAATTGAAATTGTAGAAACGAAAGGTAAATAATGAGTGGTACTACATTTGGGTTAAAACAAAGAATTGTAGCAGCTGGTTCTGAGAAAGAAGTGTTGGATTTGTTGCAACTTGGCAAAACTTACACAGATGCTTCTCAAGAAACAATTCGTTCTTGGAAAAACGCTTCTAACAGAAGGTTACAACAATTAAATTCAACCGTGACACAAACAGAAACGGTCGAAAACGATAGTGACAAACCTGTTAAAAAGAAGAAGAAAAAGTAAAAGGTTAGATAAATTGGTTATGAAAAGACGTTACTTCGGTAACGTCTTTATTTTTTGTTATATACTTATATATGATGACAGATAAGTACTCTTCATTAACTTTGCCATCTGATTATGATCAGATGGAGAGTTTAATTAAATCTAATAAAATTAAATTGATGGAACAAATTGTTTCATCAATATGTTATGCGGTAGACAATAATTTGAATGCGATAGAGGTCTTTAACTTTAAAGATTCTGATTTCATAGTAGTATTAGACCGCAATTCATTTGAAGATAATCTAAATAATATTTACGAATATTATATTTTGTCTGAGAAATATGAACATTGTGGTCGTGTTTTAAACATTAAACAACAACTAACCAACAAAAATGAGCAAGAAAAAAGACACAAGCCCAAAGGTTCATCAAAACGAAAAAATTAGAGAAACAATAAAAATTGATGACCGAACTCTTACGCCAAAACAAATTGAATTATTAAATTTACTACAAAATAAAACAACTAAACTAGTCTTCATTTCAGGTCCAGCTGGAACTTCAAAAACATATACATCTGTATTAGCCGGTTTAAATTTGATAAACCAAAAAAGAGTAAGTGAAATCGTATATGTCAGAAGTATTGTAGAAAGTAGTGATAGTAAATTGGGATTTTTACCAGGTGAAATGGATGAAAAGATGAGTCCTTACATTCAACCACTAATAGATAAATTAGAAGAATTATTGCCAAAACACGATATTGATAAGTTAAAAAAAGAAGAACGTATTCACGGTTTTCCAATAAATTTCTTACGTGGTTTGAGTTGGAACGCTAAATGTATTGTAGCTGATGAAGCTCAGAATATGAGTAAGAAAGAATTGACCACATTAATTACCCGTGTTGGAGAATTTAGTAAGTTGTTTATATGTGGTGATCCCGATCAAAGTGATATCAATGGTAAAAGTGGATTTGTGCCAATGATGAACATCTTTGACGATGAAGAAAGTAGAAATAACGGAATTTATGTATTTAAATTCGATGAAGATGATATTGTTAGAAGCGGTTTAGTAAAATTTATATTAAAAAAACTAAAAAATGTTGGGTGATTAATAATTATTAATATATTATGGCGATAGTATCCAATCAAGGTAGAACTGTTCCCGAATTACCAACACTAACAGCTGGTACTATCGGTAATAATGATTATTTAATCATACAAAATGTAAGTAGCAACTCTACAAAAAAGTCTACTGTTAGTAGTTTTGTACAAAAAACAGCAAATCTTCTAACAACATTCAACAACTTGAATTTTGTAGGACCAAATAATACATACACGGGTTCATTTAGAAGTTTTGAAGGTGACAACTATTCTGTCATAAGTCAAAAGGTACCAAATATATTTAAAAGAGCCATAGTAAGTGATTATCTTACTATCGGATACAATCCATCGGCGCCAACGTTTTTGGGAATCTATGCAAAAACAATAGATGTTAATCAATCACTTGGCGGCGGTGGCAATATTACGTTTACTGGAAATTCTATAAATAGTCAAATAACAGTTTTAGATTACCCTAACGGTCTAACTCTTGAAAATACTCCATTTAATATAGAACAACTCACAGCTAGTGTTGGTATAACAGGCAGTTTAAAAGGACGTTTACTAGGCAATGTAACGGTTGGTATAGGTAAAAGTTCATTTAACAATGTAGATGTAAATAACAATTTATATGCTGTAAATGGTGAAATAGACAACGCAGCTATAAATGGCGGTTCTATTGGTGGGGTAACTATTAATAATAGTCCGATTGGAACTACTGTGCCAAATGTCATATCTGGTTCAAAGATTTATTCTGCAAATGGATTTTCAGGAGTATTTTCTGGTAGTGGTAATATCTCACTCACAGGTAGTTTAAAAGGTAAGTTAACAGGTAATGTTACTGCTACCACTGGTACAAGTGTATTTAACAATATTACTGCAGCTAGTGTATATTCAAGTGTATATATTGAGTCACCATCATTTATAGGCACAGCTAGTTATTCTTACAATGGAAATGGAGCACTATCATCTTTATCCAGTAGTTACGCACAAACCTCAAGTATGTGTATGTCAACTACCGCAGATACCGCTTCGTATTTAGTTTGGTCAAACCTAAGAGTAAATGGTACATCTAGTTATTCTTATAATGGCAATCAAAAATATTCATCTTTTTCGAGTAGTTATGCACTTACTTCAAGTAAAGCTATAAGCAGTAGTTATTCTACAAGAACTACCAGTGCTTCATACGCATTGAGAGCTTCAACTGTACTTGGAACTGTAGATAATGCTTTACATTCTATAACCGCTGATTCTTCAACTACGTCATTAACATCCTCTTATTTGTTAAAAGGATCTTTGAATAGTTCAAGCGCTGTACCATATTTTGATGGCAACAGATTAACAACATCTCCTCTATTTTATAAAAATGAGTTTGGTCAAATAAATTTTTATGTATCTGCGTCTGCTAAATACGCTCAATCAAATCTTTTTGTAGTAAATAGAGGATCTGGTACATTAAGTTCAGCTGGTTTTGTATTGCAAAATAAAAACAGATCAACTGGATATCCAAATCAAGATCAGTGGTTTATACAATCCGTTTCCAGTGGCAGTTTGACATTGAGTATTACCACAGGATCATATCATCTTAAAAATAGTACCATTACATCGAGAACTTCGGATTCATCTGGTACAATGGCCGCATTGAAACAAATACGTAATGGTTTTTATTTCTGGCCATATATTAATACGGATTCAGCTGCTAGAGATGGTTCAGTTGGTATAGGTGTAACTCCTCCAGCAGAGCCAAGTGGTTCTATAAATAAGTATCTACGTGCTAAGTTGCAAATCAGAATGTTTAGTGGTAGCAATGAAGCCGCAAACGTTGCTGGATCGGTATTAGCTGGTAAATTCGTGGGAGGTGCTCCAGTTGGAGTAGAAAACAAACAAACCGCTATATTAGTACAATATGGATCAAGTAGTTTTGCCAATACATTTTATGTATCCAGTAGCGGTGATATGCGTGCTTATGGATCTATCAGTGGTAGTAAAATGTATTCTTATGGAAATATTAAAGTTGACAATGGTTCAATTATTTCCAAGACAGATGCGGCTATTATCACAGGATCTTTCAAGGGTAATTACCAAAAAGATTATACAACTGTAAGTGCTACTGTTGCAGCTGCAACTACCAATTTGAGTTTTGATGATTATGATATGATCTATGTAACGGCTACAGCATCTCAAACTTTTAATGTAAATCTGACTCAAAAGAAGGTGTGTTATTTGTATTTTTATAACAATAGCGGTGGCACTTCATTTACGTGGAGCACCGGTACACCTAATTCTTTAAAGTGGCCAGGTGGTTCGGCATCAAATCCATCAAATGGGTCTAGAGACTTGTATTCAATTGTATTGATGGGCAGTGAAATTCTTATTAATCGAATAGGAGCTTCTTACTCTTAATACTTTATATTTATAAAATATGTCAACTCCGTGTAACAGTTTAAATGTACAACTAATAAAGGTCAGCGATCTAGCAACTTATTCTAGTATCAAAGATGCAGATCAACTGATGGTTATTGAAAATACAGGTGGTTCAAAATATTCTAGAAAATCCACTTTATCTGATTTAAAAGATTATGCTAACTCAGATGGTATATCTGGATATACCACTTCTTTATTTAATACCACAACTGATAGTAATAGTATATCATATTATTCATCTGGAAATGTTCTTTCATTTTCCCACGGATTTTCTGCTGTACCTTCTTTGGTCCGAGTAGTTTTAAAATGTAATAGTAATGATGGAAGATTTGTTATTAACCAAGAAGTTGACGTAACATCTTTTTTCAATAACCAAACAAAACCAATTTGCAGTATCGTTTCGAGTTCTAGTACTGTGTTACTAATTGTCCCAACTTATACCAGCATTACTGTTTACGACTATAACAGTAGCACCAGTGTAATAAGTCAATATAATATCGATACAACCAAATGGTATCTTAAAATTTACGCCTGGAAGTAATTATGTCAACTACCTGTAATTTAATACAACAAGTAAAAGTTAGCGATCTGGTACGATACAGCACGTTAACGTCTAAAGATTTAATTTTAACAATTGAATCTGGTTCTTCCAACGATTTATACTCCAGAAAAAGCACATTTGGGGACGTTGTAACATTTTTATCATCTGTAACAGGATCTTATACCGGAAGTTTTTCTGGATCTGCAAAAACATTAAGTGGTACTTTTACAGGAAGTTTTACTGGTAGTTTTCAAGGTGATCACTCCGGTAGTTTTAGTGGAAACTTCAACGGTACCAATACAGGTAGTTTTACAGGCAGTTTTAACGGACTAACAACGGGAAAATCCAATACTTCAGGATCATTGAGTGGTAGTTTTTATGGTTATATATTGACTAAGAAAGCAAGTGCTAGTGGAAGTTTCAGTGGAAGTTTATATGGTTCATTGATTAGTAAAAACTCTAAATTAACTGGTAGTTTTAGTGGTGTTTCAAGAGGACGTTTCTCAGGAAGTGTTTCTGCTAGCATCAAGGGTTACATTAGTGCATCAAATCATTACAACGCAAATAGAAAAGTTGCATTTTATGGTACGGCTAGTTGCGCTAAAACCGCTTCTTATGCTTTGAATTCAGGAGGAAACATAACAGGCACTGGTACTGCAAATCAATTTACATACTGGACAGCAGGCACTGCTATAGGATCTACTAATTATCTGGTGAGAAATAGTAGTATTAATAATTTGGGAAGTATGGGTTCAGGTAGAGTTACTGTAAACAACCCATTACAATTTTCCGCTGTAGGTGAACATTTGATTCAAAATTCTTCATCGGGTCAATCCATATATGGTATAGGATTACAAACCTCAAACAATTATTTAAGAACATCTGCTAATTTTGCATTTTATTATTCTGGATCTCACGTAAATACATCAGCTTTACCAGGCAAAGATGTAACTTGGCAATCAGGAAAATCTGGTTGGGGAGTTTTGGGAATCAGACAAAGATTATTAAGTGTTGGAAATATAGTGAGTTCCGACAACGTAAATGCTCAATTACATTTGCATTTAAGTGGGTCTACTGGATGGCCATCTGGATACAATCCAAATTCAAATGTATTTTTAATTACATCTGGTAGTTCACAAACCAAATTATTACGTGTTAGTGGAAGCGGACAGTTGGATGTTAGAGGTGATATAGTTGCACTTTCTACATTTGCTACATCTGATATCAGACTTAAAGATAATATTAGACCAATTGAAAATGCACTGAAAAAAGTGGAACAAATCAATGCAATTGAATTCAATTGGAAGTCTAATGGCAAACAAGATTTCGGAGTTATTGCTCAACAAATTGAACAATTGTATCCTGACTTGGTAATGGAAAATCTTGAGGGATACAAAGTTGTAAAATATAATCCATTGATAGCACTATTATTAAAATCTATTCAAGAACTTAACAAAGAAGTTCAAGAACTAAAAAATAAGATTAAATCTTAATATATATAGGATATATGCCTGTCAATATATTAAATAGATTTGGACCGATTAGTTTTAAAAGTGAAACCAACAATAGTGAAAATTTATCTATCAATAGTTTATTAAGTAACTTTTATAATCCAGGATCAAGTAATTTTTCTATATCACAGAGTTATTACCAGATGGAAAATAGAATCGGTAATTCCAATACTGATTCAAGTACGATTAATATCACAAAAGCTTTGGGAGTTGGGTTTATAAACAAAGACAATAGAAGACCAATAAAATTTAGTGAGTTTTATGGCGCATCTTATATAAGCAGTTCTTTTAAAGTAGCTGCGTCTACAGGAGTAGCAACTGTTAAAATTTATTCACCAAGCGTTATACAAAACAACAACTTTTTAACCAACAACATACAAGATAAAGTTTATCAATATACATTGTATTCTAAATCTGATGTTACTACTCCAATTGTTGATTCTGGATGGAATAAAGTTTTTTCTTATGCTAAATCAGGAGATAACATCGAATTGTTTTATAATTTGGTAGATACGAAAGCTTATAAATTGGTATCAAAAGATTGTTTATCGAATGCATTTACGTCCAGTATGTTTATAGGCACTTGTGCCAGTGCCGTAACGGATAATACAACTTATACATACACAATAACCGCTGCAGATTTACCTACTGCAAGTTCACTACTGTTTCAAAAAATCAACGGTGATAAAACTGCAAATGGATATACAAACACCAAAATAACTGATTTATCAAACATATTAAATAACTTAAATAGTTTGTTACAAAATCCCAATATAACAACATACAAATCGAGTGGACAACTTTTGCCTATTATATCTTACAGAGATAACTTAGGATACAATAGAACTTTGACATTTGACGGATTGATTTTGCAAAAATCAAATACACCTGACGGATCACTTGGATATTTTTATACAGGTTTGGTTACAGCAACTAGTTTGGGTGGAACAAATGTTAATTATGAATATGCATTTGAAAACACATCTACATTTGGTCAAATAACACTTTATATTTTGGGTACACAAGATTCAAATGCATCCTCTTGTACGTCTCCACCAGCAACTGTTGGAAATTTTCCAACAAATATATCATTTACAGGTCCGAGATGTGGTTATTTAGATTGTGGTGATGGTTATACTCAACCAGTATGTAATCCAACTTCTACTACTCAAATAAAACACAGTGGTAGCTTCATAATCACGAATAACAACAATGCGGAAATGTTGGCAACTATTAGTCCCACTTGGACTAATTTAGATGGAACACCATTAAATGCATTAATTAACACTGTTGATGTTAGTCCATCAGGAATGTTTTCTATTTCTGCTAATAGTACACGTAAAATTAGCATTGGTTTTGGTTTATCTAATTATCAAAACACACTTCAACCAAAAACTTTTACGGCTAAAGGTTCTGTAAATTTGACTTTACCATTAGGATATTCTCCGCAATCTCAAAATTGTGAGATTATAGCTAGTTTTGATAAAAATTCATGTAATATAAGTTTGCCTCTGAAACAAGTATGGATCACTCCAAGTTTTTGGCAAGATATGGGAGTAGATGAATTATCATGCAATTCAAATCCAAATTCCGCTCAGATTGTATCAAATCCATCTTCTACAATTCAAGTGAGACATAGTGGTAGTTTTATAATAACGAACAATTCGTCTGTTACACCAATTACAATTACGTTTGATAAAAATAATTGGAAAAATCAAAATGGTACCGTTATCGATTCTTTACTTACTCCGGTCGAGATGAATCCTGATTCACCTATCATACTACAACCAAACGAAAGTAAAAAAATATCAGTGTCATTTGGAAAAAACAATTATAATAATCCAAGTCAACCAGTTAGTGTGTATTTAAATTGTCCATTTACCGCAACTACAGATTCAAATTATTATATAAATCCAATTTCTCAAAATACGTTTTATTTTTCATCTGATAAAAACAGTTGCGTTGTCACCACGCTAAAAACTCCAAATTGGCCACAAGATATTGGTATATCGGGTGGGGCAAATTCTATAAATTGTAATTGTGGTACATCTACATCTCCGCAAATATGCGATCCTACACTTTTAACACAAATAAAACATACAGGAAGTTTTGTTATTCTAAATAACAACCCCGATTCAATGACAATTACTTTGAATCAAAATTGGACCAATAACGATGGCAGCGTATTAAATTCGTTGTTATCGCCTGTTACAATTGATCCACAATCTCCCATTTCTATTGAACCATATAAATATAAAAAAATAAGTATAGGAGTCGGGATTGCAAATTATTCAAATTCAAATCAACCAACAAGCATTGATATAAAAAATGAAGCTGTGGCCACTCTACCATCAGGATACAGCGAGACATCTAAAAATATAACAATTAGATTTTTATCCGATAAAAATAAATGTAAAAAAGAAGTTGTTACTCCAGTGATACCTCCAGTGGTTACACCTGTAACAAGTAATCTTGGGTGTATTAGTTATAATCCAAGTATGTTGGAGAGTTGGACACAGATAAAAACCAGAACAGTAGTAACAATTGCCTACAAAACAGGTACATCTGCAGATAAAACTTTTGCTAAAGCGGTTGTTAATGCTTTGCCAAATTCAGGCTGTACATTACCTTCTACTATAACTCAAGACGGATATACTATTAATATTTCGTGGACATTAGATCCAGCCGGAGGTCAAGACTATGCGTGTACCACTGGTGCATCGGGACAATTTTCAGGTACTTATACAGTTGTAACAACAAATTCAATATTGGGTAGTGCAAGCTTTTACATATTGTTCTTGAGAAGAAACAATAATATTGTGTCTATCGAAAACTATATTAATTTGTGTCAAACAGGTGGAGTTTCGTCTGTAGGATAAAAAATATTGACATTTTTCAAAATTTGGTTATATATATTGTTGAATGACACGGATGTGTTATTCACTATAGTGCTCGAATGAGGCTATTAGGTTAATAAGTTCAATAGAATTATTAAAAAGAAAGGTAAATATATGTCAGTAGTAAAATATAGTCCGTTTGCATTGCGACACATTGATCGTGATGAATTTTTAACACCATTTGACCGCGTATTTGATGAAGTATTTGCGG